CATGAATGAACATGCAGCACCTATATAGAGACCGTGACATTGAACGGCGTTTACTACTGTTTCCCCTCCAATACGGCGGCGTCTCAGGAATGCGGATCGTGTGCGAGCTCGACATGTCTTCTTGTGCATAAGATTTGAGCAAGATTTCAGTATAGGTAAAGCATTAGTAGACATAAGGCGCCCTAGTAAACCAATCATGAATACACAACCAAAAGCAAACAAAGATTTTAAAACATCACCCCGAGGCGATAAAGTAACCGAAGACGGGTCAGAATTTTACTGCGTAAACGATGGAAAGTCTTTTGCTTTCGAAAAGACGATAAAACATTTTCGAAATATTTTGAACGTCAAAAACAATGATCGTAGAGATTCTTTAATGAAAGGAAAGAAGAAAATTATGATGCGAAATCATAATATAGCACGGTTCTTGTCATCTTTGGATGATGAAAATAGACCGTTTAGTCAGCAAAGTCAAACAGAAAATACAAAAACCAAAAAAAATATAAAAAATAAAAACTTGGAATTTGTTCCTCAAAGTTTGCTACTTGATGAGGACAAACTCGTCAATACAATTGAAAGTGTGTTTCACAGATTAAAGAAAGATGGTGTACTACACAGGCATGAGCTTGGTGTAGACACGGAAAAACTATCGACTATTGTCGAAGAAGCAGTTAGGAGGGTTGAGAACATTAGTGTGTCCCATGAAGTCAAGCTTGCTGAAGTCACACCCGAATTTTCCAAAGTGCTGTCCGATACTATAGCGGAAGCCTTCAGAAAGTCTCAGGCGAAAGTGGACGTAAATGTGAACCTACCAAGGGAAAGTCAATGTAATATGGTAACCTCTTACATTGAGGAAATTTGTAGTGTTTTTTTTAGCTCATTTGGTAATGAAATGAGAATGACCACACATTATTTTTTTACAACTGCTATACAATATGTCGTTATAATTCTCGGAATTTCTATTACTTATGATTTATTAATGACTGGAGCAAGTAATTTCATGTCAATTTGGAATTACTTTGTCGGCAATAAATCAGAAGAGTTTGTACCCCAAATGACCAACGATGAGTGGTGGTCCCAATTGGTAGTGGTAATTTCGCAGTTCTGTGGAAACGGCTTCAACACGAAGAGTATACTAAGTCTCATAGCCAACTTTAAAAAGAAAACGGATGGTGTCAAGGATTTCTTCGTTTTCATGAGAAACTCCTTGGAGGTCGTAGTCAACTATTTTAGAGAAAATATCATGGGTTTAAACCCAGTGTCATTTGACCAGAATGATGATAAGACGCTCAAGCAATGGTTGAAATCCATACGCGACTTGCAGATTAAAGATGCCGGAGACACTCTTAAATTGAACACCGCGACATATGACACTATAAAGAGCTTGAGAGTACTTGGCAGGGAGCTGTCCTCTAAGTATGATGATCTTTCAAATCGAGATTTGGATAGAGTGCGAGTTGTGGTCAAGACAGGCAACGGAGAACTCGAAAAACTGATGGAGATTTTTAAGAGGCACAATTTTGGAAAAGTTCATCTTAGACCCAAACCATTGACATTGGCCTTAATTGGAGCTTCGGGAGTTGGAAAATCAGCAGTCACTGTCCCTCTCTTGAATGCGATACTAGCAAGGACCATCAAATCGGAAGAGGAACTGGAACTTTTTGAGACAACCCCCAGTTGCTTCATATATAGTAGGGCAGCGGAGACAGGCTTTTGGGACGGGTACCATGGTCAAAAAGCGGTCGTCTATGATGATTTCTTACAGGCCAACCCAAACAAGGCCCATGGGAACATATTAAATGAAGCCTTCGAGATAATAAGAGCAAGTAACATCTTTCCGCAATTGCTACATAAGGCCCATCTAGACGACAAAGGGAATAGTTACATGGAAGCGAGAGTCATATTATGTTCCAGCAACAATATGGGACTAAAATCCGAAATGATCTCGGAAGATGAGGCCCTATGGAGGCGTTTTGAAGCCGTTGCTCAAGTTGTACCGAAGATCCAATATTGCAGACCCGGAACAGAAAAAGGACCAATACGTGAACGTAGATTGATGGACATGGACCACTTTAGCTTGGATGTCTACGAGTTCCACCTCATGAGTTACGATGGCACCAATTGGAGAACGCAGTGCACAATGCCTTACTTGGAATTTGTGGATTACCTGGTGGCCAAATATGACAATTTGAGTGTGAAAGATCATCATTACAAGGAGGAGATTGCACGGCTTAAATCTGAAGAAGTTGAAGATAAGAGATATGATTTGGCTGCCGAGTTCTTCGATGATGAAGAGTCTTCTAAAACTGAAGTCCCTTATGAATCTAGCAGCAGTGAGTTCCACGTACAAAGTGCTTTTGAAGAGGCCCAGGCCTTGGTCGAAAAGGAAAGATCCAGAGCACAAAAGATTTACAACTACTTCGAGGAGATCTTCAGCTATCTTAAAGTTGCGACCGATAAGCTTCTAAACTGGTTCAAGGAGAAGGTTAAAGAACACCCAATAATTTCGTTGCTCACAGCGACCATTGGGGCTCTTTCAATTGTCAAATTTTGTAACAGTTTTAGGAAGTGTCAACCACAAAGTCACGCATATCATGAACCGCGAGTTGAGAAGAAATGCAGTAAAGCCAGGACAAAAGGAAAGTTGTTAAGTTTCTTGTATCCTGAAAATGATGGGTCACCTTTCACTGAGGCGATGCGCAGTGTTATACGCAAGAACAGCTATGTTATTTCAACAGAGTGGTCACAAAGAGCGGGTCTCGCTCTTGTACTCAAGGACAAACTTGTTGGTCTCAACGCCCATTACTACCATTGTTTCAAGAAGAAAGACCCTGAGTCCGATATCACTTTCACACCACTGGTTGCGTGGTGCAACGATTCAGACCACTGCGCTGTTAAGATCAAGATCGCCCATTTGCTAAGAAACCCCCCAACAAAAGAGATGGAGAGCAGAGATTTCTGGGTAGTCAACATCGAGAACATGCGCCCACACAAAAGCATCGTTAACCACTTCGTTGAAGAGAAATTCTTGTCCAATTCAACGAACATCCCATTTCTTATGGTTAGAGTTTCACCAATTGATAAAGAGATAAACACATACGATGGTTACAGCCCTCTGACAGATTTAAAAGCGGTTGGTTTACCAATGATGGACAACGTCATCAAGTACCAGGTACCGACGACTGCGGGAGACTGTGGCTCTGTAGTCTTCGTCAACGACAAACATAGTGTGGGCACTTTGCTTGGTTTACACTACTGCGGGAATGGCAGTTATGGTGCCGCCACAATTTTAACCAGACAATTTGTAGAATCCATTACAACCAGTTACCTACCCCAGTGTTCCGACCTCGAAAACGGTTGTTTGTTTCACCTAAGACCAATAACTCTCAATCTTGGAGACCACGATATAAAACCACCAAAATGTGCCAAAGAGACGACATCAGATGAATTAGTAACTTCTTTTGGGCTCGAAAGAATAGGGACCGTTGAAAAACCTTTACACGTATGCAGGAAGAGCAAATTAAGGACCACACAGTTTTATAGTGTTTTTGATAGATACATCTATAAATTCAAGTACCCTGCGGTTTTGGTGGCAGACCCTGACCCTTACGATGTTGCCATCTCCAAATATGCGACCCCTGATTGCCATATTGGGAGCTTCTTTTGCACTCTGGCATCTCAAAATTACATGGAAAAAATTAAAAAACACTCTTTTAATGATCCTAAGGATGTTCTTTCATTTGAAATAGCTTGTACCGGCACGCATGGAGACTCGTCATGGAATTCCATTCCTCGCAAGACGTCCCCAGGTTACCCTTGGTCAGATATATGCAAAAAAGGTGGGAAAAAAGACTTCTTTGGAGAGGAAGGCGATTACACCTTTGATTCACCACAATGTCAGCTCTTGAGAAAGCGCGTTGAATATGTGATATACAAAGCTAAACAAGGTCAAAGATTGCTACATCTTTATTGTGATGCCATGAAAGATGAGCTTAGATCCGAGGAAAAAGTTGTTGCTAAAAAAACACGTTTGATCTCGGGAGCACCTCTCGATTATGTCGTCTGTTGTAGGATGTACTTTGGCTCATTTGTGTCATCCTTTATAAAACGACGCATATATAACGGCTCAGCCGTTGGGATCAACGGTTACAGCATAGAGTGGACGGATCTAGCCAATTACCTATTGAGATGTGGAAACAACATAATTGCAGGTGATTTTTCGGGCTTTGACACCACACAAACTAAGGAGATACTCTGGGAGATTTTTGATATAATTGATAAATGGTATGGCGATGGAAACAGTGAAGTTAGAAAGGTTCTATGGATGGATGTAGTTAACAGCGTCCATTTTCACGGTGATGAACTTTTGATAATGGAACATTGCTTGCCCAGTGGGCACCCCTTGACCTCTATAATCAACACAATGTATGTCAACATCTTGTTCCGCATGTGTTGGATGAAGATTCAGGATTCTGCCAGAAGTATAGAGTGGTTTGATAATTTCATCAGTTTAGTGGCATACGGGGATGATAACATTTGTGCCGTCCATGATTCTCCCCTAGGAGCCAAGTTCAATTACCAAACTTTGTCAAAAGCAATGAAATTTTTCGGCATGGAATACACCGATGAGGACAAACAAGGGGTCGACAACATAGGCCCATATAAGGAATTAACAGAATGTTCGTTCTTGAAGAGGGGGTTTGTATTCAAAGAAAGCCATGGTCGCTGGATAGCACCTCTAGATTTTCAGACAGTTTTGCAACTGCCTTACTACTACAGAGATGGATTCGACGAACGGTACAGAACATGGCAAAACATAACTTGTTTTTTCCGTGAACTGACGTTACATGACCGATATGTATACAAAGATCTGACTCAAGAACTTTGGGAATTTTCAGAAAAATACACAGATATAGACATAATAGTACCACCTTTTGAGGTCCTCTTTGAGGATGTCATAGGAAACACGTGGGGATGGAATAGCTCCGAAGATGAAAGTGGAGAGTCAGTAAGTTCGGAGACCGAATCCACCCCATTAGACCTCTTGGCTATTGAGCCTTACTGCCAGGGAGAGGATAAACCCCAGGGACTTTCCAACGTCGTGGAAATGGGTGAAAACCACGATGCAACAAAAACACCTGCTATCGAAATAACTCATAGTGACAATGATGTCTACTATCCCCAATCCGAGGGGCAATTCGGAAACGGAGAACAAATAACGGGAACAACACAAACTGGACAACAGGATCATAAGATAAACACAACTTTTTCTGATGATGCCGAAACTAGAATAATGCAGCCTTTTCCAATAAGCGATCTTAAAATAGGAAAACATTTACACGTGGGCGATTCTTATAGTAAAGATTCAGTTATTGACTTTCTAAAGACACCTGTGATGATCAAAAATTTCAACATAACCTCTTCAGCAGTGGCTAATACAACCCTGGACACAACAATTCTACCTTTTGACAGTTCCATGATTGGATTCGGAACTGACCTTGGGGTCGGCATGTTTCTCAAGAGATTAAACGCCTACCTTGGCTTTAGAGCTACAGCGGTTCTCAGATTCCAAGTCAATTGTAACAGATTCGCACAAGGAAGACTCTTGATTCATTATATTCCGGGGCAAATTGACAACCCTCAAGACGCAATTGCGCACAGATTTAACCTCACGACTAAAAGCCAGAATCCCAGGACAGAATTAAACCTAAATCGTGATACTTCTTGCATTTTCAGAGTGCCTTATGTTAGTGCCAATGTGGCATATGACTTATCAGGTGCTGTGGTCAACACAAGGATTGGTAAGATGGGAAACCTATATACAACCGTGTACAGTCCCCTTGTTGGCGCTACAACTCTCAATGTCTCCATATTCTTGAGTTTCGAAGATGTGGAATTGATAACACCATCGTACACAGCCCAAATGAACACTTCAGACAAAGAGCAAAAGAATGGTCTACTAAGTGGCCCCTTGACTATAACCAGTGAGGCTTTAGCTAAGATGAGTCAGATACCATCCTTATCTAGTATTATGGGGAGCGCGAGCTGGTTTATCAAAGCTTGTGCCAAATCTGCAGAAGCGTTCGGATATAGTAAACCAAATAATGAACACAGACTACAGAGAGTGACCTTCACCAAGAATGCGTATCAGCTCAACTATGATGGAGATGAAGACAATTATAAAATGGGGCTTAGCGCTGCCAACAAAATAGATATACTTCCAGGGTTTGCAGGGAATGATATAGATGAGATGTCTATAGAATATTTGTGCAACAGGCCTGCTTACATCAATACATACACTTGGTCATCCGCTACGACAGTCAACACATCCCTAATCAACATAAATCTGGGACCAGATGCTTTTGAAAATGCCACCGTGGTCGGGACGCGTTCCGTTAGGACGATGCCACCATTTTCTATGTTAGCACGCTTCTTCGGATATTGGAGAGCTGATATAATTGTAACTTTGAAAATAGTGAAAACCGAGTTCCATACGGGTAAATTTGTCGCTCTATACAGACCCGGTGTGGCCAATGCGGTGACCCCAGATGCCGGCAACTTTGTAGCTAGACAAGTCGTGGATGTAAAGGAATCAGATACATTTTCCTTTGAATGCAGATATGCAAGTTTGACACCATTTTTGGATCAAAAACAATTCTCAGGGAACTTTTCATGTTATGTTCTGAACTCTTTGAACGCACCAGCCTCAGTCTCATCTAGCGTTAGTATTTTGGTTGAAGTCAGCGCGAAGAATGTTATGTTCACCTTACCATCAGCAACAGTAATAACACCTGCCACCGGTTCAACGGCAGTTTTCACACCACAAATGGATGAAGGAAACGGCGAGAAATATTTCATAATGGGCGATTTCAAAAGTTCCGGCATCGACCCGAACATTAGCAGATTCTGTGCCGGTGAACACATCACCTCAGTGAAACAATTGTTGCATAGAAAATGCCTCTTGAAATCTCACGCAACTTCATCAACCAATATTAAGAATGTTGTTATAAAACCCTTTACGATTGCTGGATCCTATTATGATGGGACTGCATGGACTGACCACCCAATGAGTTCAGATTACTATTCAATCTTGTCGTGTTGTTATGTCCTACAAAGAGGATCAGTCAGATACAGCTTTTACAACAATCTAAACAACGACCACGCTGTCTCTTTTGCTTATGAGACTCTCGGGCCACTTTTGCCCTTCCAGACAAATTCATCCGCCCAATCCGTGTATTACACAGGGACAGTGTTTCAATCAAAACAATCGATGTCCGGATATTTAGACATCGAAGTTCCACATTCGTCAATGACGCATTCTCGCGAATGCCAGACAGAATTTGAACTACTTCCAACAAACTTTCCACTAGGAACTCCTAGCACGTTAGTTTATTATTCCTCCAACCTCACTTTCAGTAATTTTACTGATGTACGCATCCAACGATCTGTTGGAGACGATTTCCAACTTGGCTTCTTTGTTGGTGTACCATCCGTGGTCATCAACGAAGGTGTTAGGACTTTATCTTGAGTGAACTCAGAAGTCCAACAAGTGTAAGACTTTTTTTT